GAGCGTGATATGGTAAGTGCAAACATGTGGCTACTAAAGGCTAACACCTATCGCCAGAAGGCTGGTCAGATAGGACACGAACAGGAGTTATCTAATGCGAACAACTAAGTGCATAGATACACGTTGCTACAAGTGTGATGTACCGATATGGGTACCCACACATGATTACAACGAGGAACGAAACTATTGCTACGCATGTGGCATGGTCAGACTAGGTGTGCTACTTGAGCACACGGGAAGGAACTAACATGCAAAACTCACCCGAGTTCAAGAACAAAGCGCTGTGTGCTGGCGACTCACGTCCAAACGATTGGTTCCCTGAGTTCACAAAAGAACTCATGGCTATGCGTGTAGATGTGCGTAGTAGATACTCATACACACCTAGTGCCTTGCGTGCTAGAAGTATCTGCCTAAATTGTCCCGCGTATGATGAGTGTCTAGAATACTCGCTACAATGGACAGACCTCGAGGGTATATGGGCAAACCTAGATACCTATGAGCGTAGAGAATATCAACGCGAGAGGAACATACAGACCACAAGTCTGACTTTCTCATACGAAAATCCGCTTGATATACAACGTCCACAACCTCAGGAAAGCGAGTGGGAACATGAACTACAATGATGATGAGTTCACACAAGAAACTGTGTGGGAACAATTACGCATGATAGCGTGGTTATCTTTCGCCACGCTAGGCATACTAGCCATGATACTTGGAGTTGCACTATGAACGAGCCACACGTGTATCGAATAAAGGCTAGGTGTATGGTAGACTTATACCAATACGTAACGGCTGATGACGTGGATAGGGCTATTGAGTTAGCCCTTGACGCGTACAATGAGTGGCAAGTAGAAACCCTAGATGACGCTGAAGTTAAGCGTGTACTACAAATCGAGAGGATAAACTAGCATGAGCGAGAAATACGTTCTACGTGTAGAATTAACTACACGAGATGATGTACATTTCGAGAGTGTATGTAATGTGCAAAATCTAATAGACCATAAATTACGCGATTACTTCGAGGTACACAGTACCGAGATAAAGCAAGTGTTGTCCGTCTAGTACAACACACGAAACCCCTCACACGTATCCTTCCGTGTGGGGGGTTTTTTAATGCCTATTTTTAATCACGCACATACACGTACATCACGTGTGCACACGCGAACTACGCGTGGAAAAGTTTGTGTTGGTCCTCACCATACATTGCTGTCACACGGAACATCAGGACTTGGCACACACATGCTGTGCTCAATGCTTCAACTAAATCGTTATTTTGTAACTCAACCCACTCATGGTTCATCAGATACTTCTGTATCGTCTGAAATACTGTCGTTATCTCCTGTGGTGATATCAGTTCCCTGTTCACTTATCTCTTCCTCCGTGTAATCTCTCTCCTTGCGTGGATAATTACCACCCAAGAAGTTTAGCATATTTTTTAATGCTCTGTTGATACGCATACGCACCGCGTCTTGAGATATAGATAATTCAGAGGCTATCACGGCTAACTCAAAGCCACTCGCGTATCGCAAGACTATCATATCTCGCTGTTCCTTAGTCAATTTACTCAAGGCTTTCTCAATATCTGAGCATATCGCAGGCCAATTATTACCCTCAGAAGCGATCTTTTTTACGTTAGTTAGGCTTAAATCATTTATCGCTGGCGCTTCTCTATTGCCTGTTAAAACAGCAGGAAGTAGTGATTCTAGCATGTTTTTATCGTAATAGTAGTTATCCTCTACACGGTAACCAACTGAGTTAGCCTTTTCTCTTTGGCAATAGTCTTTGGCTGCGTTACGTAAAGATCTGGCGACAAGTTTAACTGAGTGTTTTTTTTCGTGTACATCATGCCAATGTTTAACTTTGTTTGGGTGAGACAAAAACCAAACCCATAATTCTTGACGTAAATCATTAATATCCACCATACGATACTTTCGTGAGAATTCGTATGCAATAGAAGCGACGACACCTTCGTAGTCTTCAATGTATCTTTTTACCATCGCCATGTTTTGCCCTCAACCGTAAAACTATTTTTAATGATAGGTACGATTTGGGGCGTCACGTTTTTTCCATCCACATGCAAGATTCCAAACCCTTGCTGCCAAGTGAATAATCCTGCTTTTATGTATTTTGCTTGTCTAATATTCATGAGATGTCCAACTTCCATACCCCATACAGCACGAGATCCATTAGCCCATGCCTGTGTGTAATGAGCCAGCCCCATTCGGTGAGTGTGTCCACACACTACTGACATGCCTGAACGTTTTGCAAGTCCAAGAGCAGTAGCCCCTGCTGTTGGTTGTACGTTACCTTCATCGCCATGCATAAGTAACCAGCCTGGCGCTATCTCTACAGGTCCATGATAATAATTAATACCAAGTTCATCTAACTTTAGAAACTTTTCAATCTCTAACTCTGGTAATCCTAAGAATCCAGGCGCAGATGAGCGTATCTTATTAAACAACCTATCTGAATGGTTGCTGCGTACAATCGTATCGACAGTTAAATCTTCCAATAACTTAACAGTTATATCTCTGTCTTTACCCATTGATCTTTCCCACTCAAGTTCAGTTCCCTTTGCCCAACGACTGATACCCTGAAAATCTATTTCATCTCCAACCGATACTACTGAATCAGGTTGATAGGCATAGATGAACTTCTTAACGGCATTGACTGCATCTACGTCATGAAATGGGGATTGCAAATCTGAGATCACGACTATGGCTTTACTCATTTAATTTCCTTAATCTTAAGGTTAGTGGGGCCAAGAGTAGCCACGTCAAAATCTTTATGTATGGCTCCATTAGTTACTACAGCAGCGGCTTTCCAATATGCATCTTCCTTATTGACAGCATCTACTTCAGTAGAAATCCTATTTCTTTTAATAAATGTAACTTTATATTTCATTTATTTTTGGCTCGTCTCTTGTTCTCTAAGCCTACGTTTTTCTTCTTAGACAAGACCCGTAGGTTAGATATCTTGTCGCTACCTTTACGTCCACGATTATCTTTATGGTCAACTTCTTGGTTACGTTTTAACTTCTTACCAGTAGCCTTCTTGTAATCAAGACGTGCTTTATTGGTAGATGTAGTTTCAGTAGTGCCATCCTTTTTCTTACGTTTAATAACGTAGATAGGACGTCCACCGTTTTGTTTACTTCCTTTGTAAGGTCCAAATATTTTCATACACAATCACATCCTGGTCCAAAATCAACAGAACCATCTCTATATAAGTAATCATCAATTGAAACATCTGTGAAGTCTGCTAAGTATTCCTCACATATGATGTTTAGTTCAGACTGATTCAAGCAATACCACTCTGAATTTTGGTCAATGGTTAAGTGTATGTTGTAAAATAAACGCATTAACCATTCAAATGGTTTACCAAGTATGTATCTAAGCATGTACATTATTTATCCCATTTACCTTTCAGTACGAGCAATCCAATGATTGCATAGTTTGCCATGTCCTTGAAGGAGTCTTCAATGGATTCATGTTGAGGCTGAAAGCCTCCAGTATCTTTTATGTATTCATATAGATTATTGATGCGTGCTAACTTGTCGTGCATACGAACTCTTAATCCATTCAACGCACCACCTGGTGAATCAGATATATTCTTTGGTCCGTAATCCTTGTGCTTAGATATAAGTAGATTAACTAAATCATCTACCTCTTCCCATATTGCCAACTCAAAATCAGTTGGGTCTGGAATATCATTCCTCAGTTTTGTTAGGTTTTTCATTCTTAAGCATCTCCTCTATGCTTTCAACCATGTCTATGGCTATTTCTTTGGTTACAGCCTCATTGACAAACTTATGAAAGGATTGATCTCCTTCTGATGAGTTAACCAAAGCAAGTGATATTGATTGAACTAATATTAAAGCACAGTCTGCATGGTTATTTTGCAATAGTAAATTGATTTCTTGAAGAGCAGGAAATAGGTCAAGTGAGTACCTGTTACTTAGTCTTAGACCCCAAGTAAACGATATATCACAGTGCTCTAAGAATAAAAACACATCTTTGGTTGTAAAATCGCAATCTGAACATTCAAAACCTTTATCTGAAGGGATTAATACTGTCATTGTGAGTTAGCCACCTTTTGTTTGAAGTAATCTGCACCGTGCTTCAAATACATAGAGTTAACATCTTCACCCTCTGGCATTTGAACAGTAACAACATTTCCTAGTTCACGAGTTAATGATTTAGAGAAATCATGACCAGCCTGATCTCCATCTGCAAACATGAAAACCTTATCAAAATCTGCTAGTAATTTAGTGTAATGCTTCTTCCAGTTGTTCACTCCAGGAACCCCAACCGAATATAAACCACAAACATAATCCAACGTAATCGTGTCAATCTCACCCTCACATATACAAATGTATGACGACGCTTTGAAAAATGCCCTAGTATTGAAGAGATGTGTGTTTGCACCAGCCAAGCCCATATACTTCGGTTCTTGCGAATCCATTGATCTGAACCTGAGGTCAACCACACCCGTACGCGTAATATACGGAATAGAGAGACGATTTTCATATTGTTCATGCCCCGTAACTGGATCGAGCACGACGCCCAACCCCACTCTCCGTGCTACTTCCAGAGTAATTCCCCGTTCTGCGAGGTAATCCTCCGCTTCGTGTATTGCTGCTGCGTAATATTTTGCTGCTTTGCCCAGTGATTCTCTCTGCAAACTTGACTGCTTCATAAAACTTTAGTCCCTCTCTTTCCATAATAATTCTAAAAGTGTCGCCTTTAATTTGACAGGCGAAACAACAAAATACATTTTCTCTAGTACTGACTGTTGCTGACTTATGTCTGTCGTCGTGGAAGGGACATCTGATTGATGACCATCCACTTCTCTCTGGTACTGTTGCTCCATAATGTTCTAGTATGTCCTTAATTGGAAGGGCATCTACACGTTGTGACTTTCTTAATCCACTGGTCAAAATCTTCCACCACCCATGCTTGATTTATTCCCGCCATTCTACGTTTAATTATAACATAAGATGGTGGTACCTCGCTGATAGAACGCGCTGTGGCGTAATTCTTTGCTTCAATTACTGCTTCACTCCAGAACTCAGGCAACTTGAGTGCTTTAGTTGCCTTAAGTTCCAAGATATAAGTTTTACCATTGGCTATAACAACAATGTCGCCTTCATCTTTTGCCCCAGCCTTTGTTAGCCTTTCGGCTATAACACTTTTAGAACGCAACCATTTCAATACGGTTGTTTCAAATAAAGATCCTTTGCGACCATTTTTGTTAGCCATTTAGTCTCTAATACCAACCCTTTCTATCATGATGTTTGAGGGCTAAAGTAGGCGTTTTATACCGCTTTTGGATATATTTGACACCTAAATCAACCTGCTTAGTAAGGGGTGTATCCTCAGGCATATTGAGCATTTGGGGTATGCCATACGCTGTTGACTTTGGGTTATTTGCTGTATAATCCCAGCGAGATTCCCTAGTCCAAAGAGTAAGTAATGCTTGCCACTCTTTGTTATTCCAACCTACTTGTTTTGCTTTAAGTTGACCATATTTCTTGGCAAACTTTTTACTTTGACTAATTGTAAAATTAATCTCAGTACACAATGGTTTCAAAGGCATAACTATTGCTGCAGTTGCATTAGCACTCTGTGGCCAAAAGCCTGCAATAACTACAAAACACATTGTGATGTATCTTAGGTTGTTTCTTTTCATAGACTCTCCTCTGTTGGGGCTGTTGCCTTTGTCCCGCAGACAGCACACTCCATGTCGATAAAGTATGAACTTATTGTATTACTATCGTCGTCCCATTCGACGAGTAGTTTCCAGATAAAAGAACCACATGGACAAACCTTGGTAGGTTTACCACGTATATCCATGGCTTCTTTATAGTCTGGATTTAATTCCCAGATATTCTTAGCACTCATATTCTTTCAGGAATATCGGAAACTTCCATCACTTCTGGATTAAATTGTAACCAAAACGAAGTGTCTCCAGTTGGATCTGCTTTACCGTATCTGTTTTTAACAGGCGCTATTGCAATGTATCCAGGAGCATTAGTTCCAATGGTACATATTAAGGCTGGTAATTGTGCAACCATTCCTTGTAATGCTGATCTAGGCTGGCATGGGTTGCCAGGATAAGATTCCTTCGTATGATGAAGGATAAGAACTGCAGCATTGGTATCTCTTGCAAGATATTTTAGTTCTTTAATTGTAGAACGCATTCCTGCGAACTCTTCACCACCATCATTAGCAATATCCATTAGGTTATCTACTACGATTAAGGTTGGTGGACAACCCCATAGTTCCTCAAAGGCAGATACTTCCATATCTAAATCAACCAAAGTAGGGGCTGATTCAAATGACCAGAAGATATGTCCTGAGTTTTCGTTGATTACTTTTCTAGATTCATCAACATTTTCTATGAGCATCTGTTCAGTCACGGACTGTGATTGACCAGAAATCATTGATAACAGACGCATAGCCATTGTATGAGCATTAGTATCTGCACTTATAAAAAGTGTTGGTACTTTTGATCTAAGGGCAATCGCAAGGGCAAGTGTTGACTTACCTGCCCCTGGAGTGCCAGCAATCATAGATACTTCTGCCCGTCTAATAACAATTTTATTGATATCAAAGGTACGAAATACCGTTGGTAATGGTTCACCACCGATATCTTTGCTACCTACTGCACGGGCTAAAGTTCTCATGTCTTAGAATGAAGTCCATTCTGCATCACTGCGACGAATCCATACTGGTTCACATTGATCTGGTGTTCCCTTTGGTGAAGGACACATAAATGCCTTCCAAGGCCCCTTAGCACCAGTACCAGTACGTTTAGTCATTTCACCATGTTTACAAGACCGTCCTGATGGACCAGTGCTTGGGGTGAAAGTTTGTGTTGGACTTGGTGCTGGTTTAGCGCCTAGTCCTTGTGCAAGGTTGGCAATCGCTGACCCTAAAGTCGTTGGTGCTCCCTCTACAGATGACGCCATAGTTGAGATTAGATTCTCAGCCCCGATGTCACCCAATATATGAGTCAAGTTACCCTTGAACTCATCGGCAGTATCACCAGCGATCACAAATATGCGACCATCTGGTAATTTGCTACTAACTTGGAAGTTAGCATTAGCCATGTTGTTTCTCCTTTTCCGTGTATTTTCCGTTCATAAACTTACAGTACGATAGTACACCACAACGTCCACAGTTGCTTAGATTAGGCAAGAATATATTTGATTTACGTGCTCTGTCAAACTCAGAGTATATCTCTTCTACCTTATCGGTATTAAGATGTTCAAGATTCCAAGTACTTACATGACCAGTGCGTGCATCCCAAAAACCTGCTTTGTCCACTTCAAGGCCATCTATTTTGCGCAAAGCCCACGCATAAGTTGCAAGTTGAAGTGGGTGTCTTTGAGATGACGCCCCTGTCTTAATGTCTAAAAGGACTACATTACCATCAAAATCGGTCATCACCCGATCAATGGCCATCTTTACCACAGTATCTCCGAGAGGCACTTCATACTGTTTCTCAATGTAATCCTTATAGACACCCCAACCATTGGACCGAAAGTTAATCCAACGTTCCAACATCCATAAGCCTTCACCATACCACCATGACATATCTTCTCTCTTGATGTACTCCCAAGAAAGCATATCTCCATGTAGTTCTTCATCTTCTTTTACTTGTTCAAACCAAGCATCATTCCAAATAGTTTCGGCAAACCCAGAGTTTAAATCATACATCTCGGTAGCCCTATGGACAGCAGACCCACCTGTAAACCAAACAGCATGTTTCTCAGGTACATCTTGTAATTTAGTTAGATTGTACTTCCATCCACACTCTTGATAAGTACCTAGAGCGGAATAGGATATATGTTTAGGTAATTCGTTCATGGGTGAACCCTACCACACCCTATTTGCTTGGCGCAAATGCGACACTATTGCCTGAACCCTGAAATTAAGAAATGCCCCCCTACCCCCCATAAAAATTATGGTTGGTCAGGGAGGCTGGTTAGGCTTTTGCCGTCACCCGTCAATTGAAGTTTCTGCCCCACGGTTTCCCGCAGGGGTAGTATATACCAAAATTATAAATCGCGCAAAACAACAAAAAGCCCCCTGTCCTAAGGTAATTACCCTAGGTAGGGGGACTTCGTGTCTAAAAACGGCCTTTAAAGGCTAATTAGGGGTGTTTATTTGGCACCCAAGCCATACTCTCTTTCAGTCTTATCTGCCCATTTGGCCAGAGGACCTGCTATAGAGCCGATTAGGATTGCATACTCTGGTGCAAGATCAGCAGCAAGTGCTAATCCCATTGTGATTGCTGAGGCTAGAACAGCACGTAGGTAAGACTTGACTGCAGCCTTAGTTTTCTTGCTCTTCAATTTAGCAATTAGATCTTTCATATCCATCCTTTAAGGGCGTGCAACGCCCATGACTAGGGAGTAGGCACGTTTCCTAAGATACACACCATCTCCGTTTGATTGACTACCTTTATTGCCACTTGAGGTATTACCCTCATAGACCTTAAGGTACTTTTTTCCATCGTTGCTTTCGCATATCCCAACATGGTCAGGTTGTGCGTCAGCATCGAATTGGAAGAATACTATATCACCAGGTTGGGCTTTGCCAACTGGGACTAACTTGCCTTTCTTGTTAAACCACCTGAGACCTGCGTCACATGAGGCAAATCCTTTAGGGGTCTGTGCTGCCACCTTTTTTACTATCCCTGCCTTATCAAAGCACCAAGATACAAACATGGCACACCAAGGATTAAAGTTTAATCCATACCACTTGCCATACATATTATCGTTTTTCTTGCCTCGCTCAGTATATCCAACCTGAGACTTAGCAATATCAACTACGTTACTCACTTTTCATTCCTTTTTCCAACAACATAAGGTGCAATACATTTATCTTATCTGGTCTAAATCCTGACCAGTGAAACTTATCATATACAACCACAGGTGCTTGCTTATAGCCTAGATCTGCCACAGTTTTAGCGGACTGTAAATCTTGGCTCATATCAACAACTGAGTACTCAATTTTATATTTATCTAAATACTTCTTAGTCATATCACACTGAATACAATTTGGTAATGTGTAAACTGTTACTGTCATACCTACCCCCTATTGTTTTTCGATCAGTATATCATACAACCTATCTACTTTTTGTTCCAGTCTATTAACCTGGTCTTTGACGCTTAACCCCCCATTGGGACGAAGTTCAGACAGATAGTGCTTTACTAGGTGTCTAACTCCTATAGCCAATACTCCAATTAATGTGGTTATGGATACTAAGAACCCAGCCCAGTCAATTGCTGCCATTATGAGACCGTTCTAACTGTGATAGTCAATAGACCACCAAATCCATCATAGCGAGCACTAGGTGGTGTCTTACGAACAAATGATACTTTCTCTACCAAGGCTTGAACCCTTTCTCCAGTTGTAAAGTCTTGTACGTTAATAATATCGCCAGCGGCTTCAATGTCTTCTAACTTTTGGATACGCTCCCATGCACGGCCTTCATATCCAGCCAGTACATTATATCTGTCGGTTTCCACATCGTAACACCAAACTGGGAACTGAATCAACCGTTGGCGTTTAGTTGCTGGAAGAGATTTTGCCTGATAGCCCTTAAAAGTTGGGCCAAGACTGGTATTGCTTGCGCTACGTGAGAGCGTAAATTTATATGATATATATTCTTGCGGACCTTCTGGGCTGTTTGTAGCAGCCTCAGGAGTACCAATAGAGGAGTTATAGGTAATGATTGCGTACGTAGTTCCATCAGAAGCAACAGTTGCTATATCCATAGCACCATTAGTAAAGACTCCACGACCTCTAATAACTTTATAGTTTTTAGGTTCTAAAGTTCCATAACGAATACCACCAGTAGTTACATACCCACTAGTTATTAAAGTGCTGGCAGACTCTTGATAATTAAATCCAGTTAAATGAACGGCACCATTTGGAGATACAGCAGTAGTAGAAACAGTTGCAGAAGTGCCAACAGTATAGGTAAAAGTAGTACTACTAGGAACAGAAACGATTGTATATTCGCCATTAAAAGGTGCTCCAACTGCATGTACGTGGATTTTTTGACCAACCTCAAGTTCATGGGCAGCACCAGTAGTTAAGGTAGCGGTTGTACCACTTTGTGCTTTATGGGTAACATCACCTTTTTTAGTTGCTGATGTAGTAAAATTAAGACGATTAGTGCTTCCAATAAAGGCTACTGCAGTTGTATAATGAGAGGTAGTTAAATTATACTCTAGGTCATTAGCATAAGCAAAGCGTAGAGATTCACCTTCGATAGTAGTACTAAGGTCAATTCGGATAAGACCAGCATTAGAACCTATTGCTGTAGCACACCATACAAATCTGTCACGAGCAGTAAAATCATAGCAAGGTTGAGATGTTTCAACAATAAGAGGTCCATAGTTAATAGATCCATCTTGGTCATTGACAATAGCAACACGTACACCTTTATTGGTACCGATCATCATATACCCAAGGTAATAGAATATCTTGTGTACAATTTCTCCTGGTGGGAACTCAGCGGCTACAATAGCCTGAGTTAATGTAGGCATAACACCAGAGGTGTTTAATGTATACTTTTGAATAGTAGAATAAAGACCAGAATAACCAGCAGTATAAATAGCAGGACCAGAGGCTGCAATACTTGTATAGATATAGTTAGTATTAGGATTAGTGTATGTTGCTGTAGGTAATGAAGAAGCGTTAGTAGCCATCTCATATACAGCATTATTGGCACATAAAATAATACGGTCTTTTACAAACTCCATAACAGCATTAGTTACTACAATGCTAGGATGAGTAAATAGATTTGTAGCAGCATCTGCTGAGGTTAGAGTAAGTGCTTTTTTGTCTAACTTTAATTTACCAGTAGATGTATCATTAGTAATCCAGTAAGCATTTATACCATCATTACATACTGCAAAGGCTGGGTTTGCACCATCTAAGAAATGAGTTACGGTACCAGCAGAGTCAATCTTATCAATGTCATATTCATCCCAAAGAAGTACACCTTCATAAGTGCTCCATTTAATAGAACTTAGAGATTGAAAAGGACGACCATTAGACTGTAAAGTACCAGTTACTTCATGTCCTTGAGTGACATCCTTTAATAAAGATACCTGTCCCTTGGTCCAAACATTTACACCGTGAGAATCAGTGAATCTATAGTTAGTAGACTCTCCTGAGGTTGGGTCATAAAATCTAATACCTGTACCACCATGAAATGATGATTGAGAACGAATCCACCAACCAGTTAGAGATTGTTCTCCTGGTTCTTTAGAGTTATCAAACTGATCTTTACGATAAGGAGCAGTCTCTCTTTGATATGGATTTGTATCTGTGGGTGCTAGGATAAATGGTTCGCCACCAATAGCAATGTCAAAATCTTCTGCGTTGTTTATCCAAAAACCAGCGACTCCAGGGTTACCAACATTGACGGGCAACCCTTCGGTTATATCACGACCAGCGATGGTACACCTCCATTAAATAGTAAATAATAATTTATAG